TCCTGAAGAAGTCGAAGATGCTATTATAGATGCACTTGGTCAATTGTCCGAGCAATATAATGGCGGTGATATTCTTGCAACTGGCAAGGGTAGCCACAAATATGGCAAGTCACAAGAAGAAATCTTTGATGATGAACAAGAAAAACTAGAAATTGAAATAGGATTAAAACCAGCAAATGAAGCAAGGTCAACGCCTGCTAAGAAGCTTATTGCAATAATAAACAAAGAATTACCAGATGCAGTTGCAGTACCTGCTGAAGATTTCTTTATAAATAAATCACAAGGTGCTGGTGGTATTTGGTTTAGAGGTAGCGAAGAATATTACGATGGTAGCAGAATATATAATCATCCAGTATTGATGAAACTATTAAAGAAGCATGGCTGGCAAACCCAACCTTATGATGCTGGAACACAGATGGCATGGCCAGGATAACTTATGAAATCATTTTTACAGTTTTTGACAGAAGCACCTATTAATAAGCATTTAACTCACCTTGAGGAGAATATCCTCGAGCTTGGTTCAGAGGGTATCAAAGTAACACTACGTATGCTGAAATCAGTTGGCGAAAAACTGGAAGGCGGCGAAGGTTATGATACTTCACTAACTCTAAAGTGGGACGGCGCACCTGCTGTGTTTTGCGGAGAGCACCCAGAGACAAAGCAATTCTTCGTTGGCACAAAATCAATTTTCAATAAAGTTCCAAAGATAAATTACACTGATGCTGATATCGACGAAAACCATGGCCACGCACCAGTCCTTGCAGATAAATTAAAAGTTGCTCTTAAGCATCTTAAGCCACTGGGAATAAAAACTATCCTGCAGGGCGATATGATGTTCTCTAGTGGTGACGTCAAGAGCAAAACAATAAATGGACAAAAATACTCAGTATTTCAACCCAATACAATTGCGTATGCAATTCCTGCTGGGTCTGATTTGGATAAAGAAATTTCTTCTGCTAAGCTTGGTATTGTTTTTCACACTACTTACTCTGGCTCTCAGCTTGAGTCTATGTCTGCTAGTTTTGGCGCCAACATTAATTCTTTAAAAAAATCAAAGAACGTATGGGTACGGGATGCAGCAATACCTGGTATATCAGATAATGCTCTGTGGACTGCTAGAGAAACGAATGCATATAATACAAAGATTAAAAAGATAGAAGGTTTAGTAAAGAAATTAAATCTCAAGTTCCTTGATGGACTTGCTAAATCTAGTCAAATGAAATTATTAGTACAAACTCATGTAAATGCTAGAATTAGAGTAGGCCAGCGTATCACTAATCCTAAAGCACACATGAAAGATTTTTACAATTGGCTAGATACAAGAGCACAGAAAGAAATAGATAAAGTAAAGACTCAAAAGTCAAAGGATATGAAATCTGCTAATCATCAAGAATTAGTAAAGAAACTCAAAAGAGCAGAAAGAGACTTTATATTGTTATATACTATTCAATCAGCAATGATTGACGCGAAAGAAATGTTAGTAACTCAGTTAGAGAAGATTGAGGGAATGGCAACATTTATCAAGAAGGCAGATGGGTATGAAGTTACAACGCCTGAGGGCTTCGTCATGATCGATGTTCTAACAGGAGGCGCTGTAAAATTAGTCGACAGGCTAACCTTTAGTAGAAATAACTTCAATGCAGCACAATCATTTGGTAATCGTTAATTATAATATCTACGACCTTTGGAATAGAAGCTAATGGAACAATTATTAATTAATGCTGGATATTTTTTCGCAGCAGGATTTGTATTATTCTTTGTCACTTGGATACTTTATATAAATATTATGATAGCTAAGAATAAGAAGAATCTTTCTAAGGTTGCTCAGCTCCCTTTGATTCCAATATTAATAGTTGGATATATATGTGATGTGATACTCAATGTAGTATATGCTACAATTTATTATAGACGATTGCCACATAAGAGCTTGAACTTGACATTCACTCATAGATTAAGAAGAACACTCCGTGGTGATGAAGGTATTAGCGAAGAGGATTATAGATTTAAAACATCATTATTTATTTGTAAGAAAATGTTAGAGCCATGGGACCCAGGTCATTGTGGATTAGAGAAATATGGATTTAAGGGTTAAAAATGAAAACATTAAACGAGTTTCAAGAAATAAATGAATATTATAGCAAGTCTTCAGGATTCAATGCAACTGAAGATATGATTTTCAAATTAGAAAAATTCTTGCATGTTAATAGTAACATATCCAAATCATTACAGAGGGAGTTTGGTCCTGGCATGAAGAAAGATTTTGCTAAGATGCAACACAACCTTGCTGCTATTATTGATGTATGGGAAGATATTGAGTATACAGTCGGAATGCAGGATGAAGATTAATGAAATCATTTCTTAATTTTGTTACAGAAGCCAAAATAGCAAGAGGTCAGAAAAAATCATAATTATAAATATCTTTATAACCATTGGTGAAAGGGTATAAAGATGTACGGATTTATTTATATTACAGAAAATTTAATAAATGAAAAAAAATATATTGGCCAAAAAACTGGAACGGAAGATACTAATTATTTAGGCTCAGGTGATATACTTAAACTTGCAATAGATAAATATGGAAAGAATAATTTTAGAAGAACTACACTGGGTGTATATGATACTAAAGATGAATTAGATATTGCAGAGAGACATTTTATTAAAGAACATAATGCAGTATTAGATAAAATGTATTATAATCTAGCATCCGGCGGACAGGGAGGCAACCTTGGTCCAATAGTAAATGCTAAAATAAGCAAAGCTATATCTGGCAAGAAAAATGGAATGTATGGAAAGACTCATACAAATAAAGCAAAATTATCAATGTCAAAAAATAGGTCCGCAGAGAAACATTGGAATTATGGAAATGAGAGAACAGAAGAACACAAAAAGAATATATCTGCTGGAACTAAAGCAGCAATGGATAACCCAGAACTTAAAAAACATTTAAGTAATGAAGCAAAAAAAAGATTTGAAAATAAAACAACAGAACAAATAATACAAGAAAATATTAAACGCTCCAATACACTAAAAGAATTTTATAAAACGGAAAATGGAATTAAGTCTACCAGATTAAAATCTAAAAAGATGTCTGGTAAAAATAATCCATTTTATGGTAAGAAACATAAACAATTGAAATGTCCACATTGCTCAAAAATTGGTGCTAATGGTGCTATGCAACGATGGCATTTTAATAATTGTAAGGAATTAACTAAGTGTTAAACTTTATAAACTACATAAAGGAGGGCCCGTCCAAAAGTATAGCCCGCGGAAATACTCGCGTTGTTGTATCTTTTGGACGGTGACTCGTTTCAATCCATTGACTATTGGTCACGAGAAGCTTGCGAAAACTCTTGCTAAAGAAGCTAAGAAACGTGGAGCACTTCCAATTCTATTTACTTCTTCGTCACAAGACCCAAAGAAGAATCCTCTGTCATTCAAAGATAAGACTATGCTATTAAAGAAAGCATTTCCTTATCTTGAAATATCTACTGATGCATCATTAAAAACATTATTTCAAATTGCTGGTCAGATGTCAGAAGAAGGTGTAAAAGAATTTACTCTTATCGCTGGCTCAGATAGAGTTCCAGAGTTCAAAAAGAACCTCGGCAAATATGTTAAGGCGGATGGTAATTTCTCATTGGACTTTGATAAATTTGAAGTTGTATCATCAGGTGATAGGGATGAAGATGGCCCGGACTTAAAAGCAATGTCTGCAGATGAACTAAAAGCATACATAAAGAAACATGGTGTAGAGGGTATGTCAGCATCATTATTGAGACAATTAGTATCATTAGATGAAGAAGAATTATTTATAAAAGGATTGCCCACAAAATTAAAAAGTATGGGTAGCAAAGTATTCAAAATAGTAAAACGGGGCATGGGTTTATGAAACAATTTAAACAATTTATAGCAGAAGCATTTCAGGGTTTTTGGGAAATACTAGTAGATGGCGAAGCTGTACGAGAGAAACACAAAGACCAAAAGGCAGCAATGAAATGGGCAAAGGCACAGGGTGCAAAAACATTACTAAAAGTCACATCGACTGGCAAACCTGTCGGCAAGCCCATCAAAGTAGAATCGCTGCAAGAATATAAGGTAGGCATTAATCACGATAGATACTTAAGAGTCCATGGCAAGAAAGCCAAAGGTTCTGGTAATTGGGCATTTAGTACAAAAAGAATGGGTGATCCAAGCGATGACGAAATAGTGTTCGTATCAGGTACATTAAAAGCGGCTGCTAAAGAAGCAATGAAGAAGCTCGGTAGCAAAGAAGTTTATGTCATGGAAGCAATTGAATATAAGGTAGGCGATAAGCTCACATATACAAAAAAGAATAAAAAGCGTGTTGGTAAGATTATATCAATTGACCAAAAGAATGGTGATACACGATATGAGACTGATTCAGGCGCATATGTTTATAAATCAGATTTAAATTAATTAGAGGAAAATAAAATGACACGTTCAATGGATGATCTAGCTAAAATGGCTGGAGTAAAAGAAGGCAAGAGTGCTTTAGGCAGAGCAGACATGAAGCGAAAGGATCGCGGCAAAGATGTTAAGCCTGGCAAGGTTAAGAAATTTTCACGCAAAGAGCTGGAAGCTTACGCAAAGGAAATGGGCCTGAAGCTAGTCAAAGAAGATGGCTCACCGCTAAAAGAAGCAAAGATTGATATGGACAGAGTGAAGAAAGGTGTTGCTCATTCAATGCAGAAGAATGATATGAAAGCTGTATCTAAAGTTGCTAAAGAAGTTTTACGCGATGGCGGACAAAAAGACTTTGATGATATAATGGATTTTATAGTACAAATGGCACGATAAATAAATGCCCCTTGATTGGGGCATTGTTATGTTTTGCTGAACGCTATGTATAATTGAATTATTGTTCCTGCTATAAGAATTGCTCCAGTCATCATCCATGCTAACCTTTCTAACTTTTTCATCCTTTCATTGCCTTCTTCAAATGTCTTTTTTGTGCTATTAATATGTAAATCCAACTCTTTTTCTAAATGTGTTAATCTTTCAGTTAATGATTCAAGTTTTTCTTCTAATCTATTCACTCTACTAAGTATGGGCTTCTCTGTAGAAGTTCCCATTATTAGTAATTGTTCTAATGCTGCGATATCATTTCTAGTAATATCAACTAGACCATTTACAGCAGCCAACCCCTCAGCAGTGACAGGATTTTCCTCTCTATTATTCATATATGGCCCTTCTAATCTGACGAGTGACTATCGTGTCGCTCTTCTTGGTTCTTTAATATAGCTATTATGTTACCAAGCCCAGCTCGTAACTCGTGGTATACTATATCACTATTATATTTTAAAATATGCATCTCAAGCGATTCTGTCATATCTAATATGAATGTTACTACTCCTGATACTATTCCTTTACTATCTCGGTATGGTATTTTATCTATTCTTAATAGATGGTCTTTACCGTCTATTTCTACTATTTCAGTAATATCCAACCGAGATTGCCCATTTTCCATAATATCTTTATCAATATCATAAAACTTACGACTATTTTCCTGAGAACCAATAGGCCATAATTTAGTAGGTGAGTGCCCTTTCACTTCATCTACTGTATCTTTCTTAAACCAACGTAATGCTTTATCATTACACCATAAAATCTTGTCATGTCCATCTTTAATAACTACAGCGCCAGGAGAGTTCGCTAATAGAACTCTATATACATCTGCTTCTGGTTTCTTTAAGCAATCAAACATATCACTGAAACTTCTTATCTGCAAATACAAATTCTCCAGAACGCTCATTCTGGAATAGGAATTTAGTACCTTTATTATTTTTGACAAATGTTCTTACACTATCACTTAAATTTTTATTCTTAGTAAAGTTTTCCCATCGTTTATGTTTATTTCTACCATGTAAACAATTATTAAATGTATCATTATCGCATTTGAAGTATGGATAGCCGAATGCTTTGCCAGCTGTGCCGTCGTGGCGAATAGTACCAGCTACATCATTCCCGCCTAATCCTGATTCTGAATTTTCATTAAAGCTTTTCATATTTTCCTCAAATCATCTTTAGTTACTATAAATGTTTTTCCTGAAACTGCGTCTTTTACTTCAAACATCGGAACACCAAAAAACCATTCTGTTGGGCCCTGCGATGCTTTTAATAATATGAGATTGTTACTATCAACGAATTCGTGTTCTATAATATATTTTCCAGTTCGCAGTACTTCAAGTCGAGTGACTTCATTAAGAGATTCATCTACTAAAAATATATCCTGTGCAATAATATTTATAATATCATTACCGTCCCATTTGGTATTTTTATCAATATCTTCCTTCAAAAGATATAATGCAGTAGCAAAAGATGCTAGTTGTGCCACCTTTCCGCCTGGCGCGAAGCGTTCCAGCATTATTTTAATCTTTCTAATGATATTCATCCAAGATGCAAATTCTTTCTTTTCATCTTTTGTTGCAGCATCTCTTACTTTAAAACCTTTCTCATTAATCAGCCCCATTTTATATGCTGGCCATTTTTTGAATGGTTTTGTTAATAATTGTATAAATTTTAAGGATACAAATCCTGATACTATACCAGCCATTACATACACTCCAGATTTTTAAGATATTTTGCCATTTTCTCGTCTATTTTTATGTCTATACCATTTACTTCTGGCAGATTTTGTGATACAATATTTAAGAAATCGAGAATTGAATAGACTATATTGTATGTATCTATGTCGCAATAGAAATATAACATTCTATTGAGAGGTTTAACTGCAAATATATTATATAATATCACAAAGTGATTTAATAATAGTCTATTATCAACTTCTTGACCACGTTGATATTTTTTCAGCAAGCGTTTAATATACATAAAGCGTTTCATGTCACTATTAAATTCATTAGTACCCATACATTGCGGGTTCTGATAGTGCTTAGCTGCATAAAGTAAAAAATTATGTTTTGTTAAAGGTGAATTAAAGTTCATTATGTATACTACCGATAATATTTATATTCATAGACTTTCTTTTAGGTTGACTAAGTTCAGACAAATAAAAGAAAATCTGTTTAATTTTCGATGCCCACTATGTGGCGACTCAAAAAAGGATACTAATAAGACTCGTGCTTATTTCTATAAGCATAATAAAAAACCAACTATGTGTTTCAAATGCCACAATTGTGGTGAGTCTATGTATTTCTCTCAATTTCTTGAAAGATTTGATTCAGTACTCTTCAAAGAATATTTATATTCCAAATTTAAAACCAAAAAACGCACACCTAAGAAAGGAACTATATATACTAATGAATCTGATAAAATGAAACAATTGAAAGAAAAAGCGAATGATAATATGTTTGATGACTTAGTTAAGATTAGTGACTTAGATGATGACCATCCAGCCAAACAATATCTTATAAATAGAAATCTACCAGAAAAGGAATTTACTGATCTATATTATGCAGACAAATTCCGATCATGGACTAATACTATAGTTCACAACAAATTTGAGAATGTAGACAAATATGATGAACCACGAATCGTTATACCATTTCGTAGAGAATCAGGAACATGTTATGCATACCAGGGTCGTGCATTAAATTCAGATAATAAAGTAAAGTATATAACTATTGTTGTGTATGATACTGGTAACAGAACATGGGGTATGAACAGAGTCGATAAAGAAAAACCTATAGTAGTCGTTGAGGGTCCACTGGACGCCATGTTTTTGTCCAATTGTATTGCTGCTGCGGGTTCAGACTTACGAACCGACGTTGGTGATATTTTTATTTTAGATGTAGAAAATAGAAATCCTCATATTGTAAAAAAGATGAAAGGTTTGTTAGACAAAGGAAAAACAATAGTAATGTTAGACCCAATAAAATATAGCGGAATGGATATCAACGATTTAATATTAAGTGGCATGACTGGCGAAGAAGTAAAACAATTGCTTATGGACAACACTTATTCGGGCATGAAGGGCATAATGAAATTGAACCAATGGAAACGTTGTTAAGAACATGGGAACTATAAATGATAGAAGCTTGTAGATTAAAAAGATTAAGGAAATATAATGACACAAATGACAACATTTGAAAATACATCAAATCCGTCCTATTCGGAATTCATCGCACTATCGAGATATTGTAGATGGGATGAAGAAAGGGGACGTAGGGAAAATTGGGATGAAGTAGTAGATAGGGTTATAAATTTTTGGACTAAGCGATTCCCTAAACATAAAGATATTATTAAATGGTGTTTTGATGGGCAAAGGAATTTAGAATTGGTTGGTTCCATGCGAGCAACTATGACAGCAGGCAAAGCATTAGAGCGGGATGAAGTAGCTGGATACAATTGTTCATATACTACTGTATCAGGAGCAGGCGAAACTATTCAATTGGAGCACGATAAGTTAGATGAACCAGTCACCGTCCATTTGAAGAAACCTGTGGATTTTGATGAAATTATGTATATTTTAATGTGTGGTACCGGATCTGGTTTTTCAGTTGAACGACAATACATAGTAAACCTACCAAAAATAGGAAAGCCACTCAATAGAAGAGGCTATATCCCTAACAATAAGAACTATCCAGGCGTTGACAGAGAAGATATATCAGTTATTGATAAGAAAGAGAATACTATTATTATTGCTGATACTAAATACGGATGGGCATCATCATTGCGGATATTAATATTTGAATTATATAATGGCAATTTTGATATCAGATGGGACATGTCACACCTACGCAAAGCCGGCGAGAAGCTAAAAACTTTCGGCGGCAGGGCTTCGGGCCCAGAGCCACTTGCTGAGCTATTTGAATTTTGCAGAGATGTTTTTATAAATGCTGACGGAAGAAGGCTGACATCAGTAGAGTGCCACGACATATGTTGCAAGATCGCTAACATAGTGGTAGTCGGTGGTGTAAGGCGCTCTGCTCTTATTTCATTATCAAACCCAACAGACGCAAGAATCCGCGATGCAAAGAAAGGTAATTGGTGGGCAACAGAGCCACAAAGAGCATTAGCGAATAACTCAGCAGCATATACAGAAAAGCCAGACTTCGCATTCTTCTTAAAAGAATGGCAAGCTCTATATGAATCTAAATCAGGAGAACGGGGAATGTTTTCTCGTGTAGCATCTCAAAAGAAGGCTGCGGAGAATGGCCGCAGAGATGCTACAAGAGATTTTGGAACTAACCCATGCGCTGAAATAATTCTGAGGCCGCAGGGCTTCTGTAATTTATCAGAAGTAATTATTAAAGCAGATGATACATTTGAAGTACTAGCTGATAAGGTTAAGAGAGCTACAATAATTGGAACTCTGCAATCTACTCTTACTAACTTTAAATATCTTCGTCCCATTTGGTCAGAAAATGCTAGAGAAGAAAGATTGCTTGGTGTATCATTGACTGGGATCATGGATCACCCAATGTTAAATGGTACTGATAAGAATATTGACTTAGCTAAAATATTAGAAGAATTGAAACAAGTGGCAATTGATACAAATAAAGAATGGGCAAAGAAATTGAAGATACCCCAATCAGTTGCTATTACATGCGTTAAGCCATCTGGGACAGTTTCCCAATTATGTGATTCTGCTTCAGGTATACATCCTCGCTTCGCTCAACATTATGTACGAAGAGTTCGTGGTGATAAGAAAGACCCATTGACTCAATTCATGATGGACAAGATTCCCTATGAAGATGATATTACTTCATCTGAAATAGCGATATTTAGTTTTCCGATTGCAGCACCACAAGATGCTGTTCTTGTAGAAGATGTTGGTGCATTAGAGCAATTAAGATTATGGAAAATATACTACGATCATTGGTGTGAACATAAACCATCTATTACAGTATATTATAAAGACGATGAAGAGTTTATGGAAGTTGGAGCTTGGTTATATAAGTATTTTGACGATTGTTCTGGAGTAAGCTTCTTGCCAGTCACTGAGCACACATATCAACAAGCACCATATGAAGAAATTGATGCAGAAGAATATTTAAATATGATTGAATCCTTTCCAGTATTCGATTGGTCAGAGTTGTCTAAATATGAATTAGAAGATAATACCAAAGGTACGCAGGAATTAGCTTGTAGTGGAGGCGTGTGTGAAATTGCGGACATCTGATGATTTATTTATAAAAGCAGGAATTTATGAGATATATAGGAGTATATTATGAATATTAATTATTGCCCACAATGTGGGGAAGAGCTTAGAAAATACAATCAGCCCAGTGATATTAATGACCCATCATTGAATCATGCTGAAGCTGAAATAATTGGAAAGGGTGTACCATTTTCAAAGGTTGAGCTTCCTGATGATTTTGATATTGTAGATGTCCTTAGTATTAAGACAGAGGACACGTTACCAGGCCCTGACCTTGATAGTATACCAGAGTATTCTGATGATGAACCTGAGTATTTTTATGTTGTTGGACAAACAGTTGAATTTGCTTCTAAAGCATATATAATCACAAAGGTTGTTAATAATGAAAGAAATCTTGGCTGGCAGAAATTAGAACTAATGGAAATTGGCATGGATGGTAATATTAAAAAAGACTATGATGAAAATATTATTTGGCTTCATCATAATGGCGATAAGCAATTAAAGAGGTTACCTTAATGAAATGGAGAGCAGAATGTGGAAGCTGCGATGCTGTATTTGAAGTTGATGGGCATTGGTCAGAAGAACAAGAAATAAACCATTGCCCATACTGTGGTCATTTATTGGAAGAATGTGAAATGGAGCAAATTGAAGATGAGTAGTTTACATAATGTTTTTATTAATTGTGCTGGAGAGATGTCAGTATTATCTAAATGTATATCTCATAAGGTTGCATGTGTACTCGTCAAAGATGGCAGGATAGTATCAACTGGAATAAATGGCACACCACCCGGTTATAAAAATTGCTGTGATGAGTTTCCGCTTGGGTTGACCGATGAATGCAAAGACAGACACCATGAATGGTCTAATAATCATGAGATACATGCTGAGCAGAATGCTATTGCTGTAGCAGCCAAAAACGGAGTATCCATAGAGGGCGCCGTGGCATATTCTACACTGCAACCGTGCCGACATTGTACAAAATTATTAATCGCAGCTGGGATATCTAAAATTTATTATAGTGAAACCTATCATAGGAATGATGAGGTATCAGCAAATTTATTAAATGAATGTGGTATTGAATGCGAGCAGGTTGTACATGGTGCAGACTTCTTCGCCAAACTTGGATGTGAAGTAAGTGAATAGCTTATGCGGAGTTGATTATTCAATCGGTGGCCCTGCCATGTGCATACATCCTGATATAGAAAAGTGGGATTATAGTAAGTGCAAATTTACTTATCTGACTAAAACCAAGGCAAGACAAATAAAATATGAAGAGCATAATATGAGTTTCAATGGATTATCTTTTATACAAGAATACCAATATGATGTAAATCGGTATCAACATTCAGCTAGTGTGTTCCTGAGCATAATGGCTAATTATAATGTAACAGACGTGAAGCTAGAGGGGTATGCATATGGTGCCAAGGGTCGTGGTGTATTTAATATTGCTGAAGCGACTGGCTTACTTAAGCATTTTATAGCAGTTAATGGTATTATGATGACAATAGCTCAGCCCAGTGAAGTTAAGAAGTTTGCTACAGGTAAAGGAAATGCTAATAAAGCAGACATGGCGCAAGCGTTCTATGATGAAACCGGAGTCGACTTAGTCAGAATGTTTCAATTGCAGAAGGTTACTAATCCCGCTGATGATATAGCTGATGCATATTTCATATGTAAATATTTACATACTATAAATAATCTTAAGGCGGAGAACAAAAATGACTAGAAAGAAAAAGACATCTGATAAATTTGTTAAGCAGGAAGAGCCAAAGGTAACTAAATTAGATTTGCCATATGCTACTACTGAACAAAATATAATATGGTATTTAAGATTATCTAAGGTATCTGTAAGATATACTGATCTAAAGAGAAATAATCCAGCATTAAGAACATTTGATGATTGGAAGAAATTTATAGATAACCTATGAAATCATTTTTACAATACATATCTGAATCCGAATTAGATTTTTATCTATCGCCAGTAAAAGATTATTCTGTATATATGGATATCATGAATGGAAACATAAATGATATAACTAAAGAATTAACTGAAAAGGTCAATATGATCCAACATCTTGGTGGCCTGGGTTATAATGTAGATGCCTTTAAAGATAAAACTACATTCAAAATGTTCAATGAGCTGGAATGGGATATAACTAAATTCTCAGCTATGCAGGATGAATATAAAATAAATGATATCCCATCATTAGTTGAGGCATGGTCTCAGTCTATTATTAATAAAGAGGAATAGAACAATGGTTAGACGTAAAGCTAAAAAGAAAGTTGAAGATACGGTAGTGAATGAGGCTCAGGAACCAGCAACTGTTGAAGAAGCTCCTGTTGTTGAAGAAGCTCCTGTTGTTGAAGAAGCTATCATTGAAAATGTAGCAGGATCAGCTGACTATCAAGAGAGATTTAATTATTATTTCAGAAATCGCGGCATGAATAGAAATGTTGCTGATATCCGTGCAAAGGCAGATTGCAGCAAATAATCACCCTTTGTTACATTTTGTTACATTTAGGGGGTTTACTAGCCCCCTAAAACTTGATACAATAGTATTATCTTTTGAAATATAGGAAGGTAATAACATGCAATATCAAGAATTGATAGATCTTTTCGGTGAGAAAACTGCTAAGCGTGAAATAAAGGCACTCATAAAGAAGAATACAACTACTTTAGTATTCACTAAAGCAAATGGAGATAAGAGAGCTCTTATCGGCACCACATCATTAGATAAATTACCAGCCTCAGTATTATCTGAGGAATCAAGTGATCGTCCAATTAACGAGGACATTCAAATAATATATGATTTAGAATCTCAAGGATGGAGATCATTCCGTTGGGATCGGTTACTGGAGATTTATAACCATGAAGTATAAAGAGACTTATAATTTATGGCTGGGCCAGGAAGAAAATTATTCATACATGGCCACAGTTGTAGCCAGTGATATGGAAGAAGCTGCAACGAGAGCAATTGGTGGTTGTGGCCTGAAAAATGATAAATTGGATTTAGAGAACATGACATATAATAGTATTCCTATTTGTCGCGGTAATCCATTACTTAATAAGTAAATTATATTATTCAACCCCTAATGTACATTGGAAATAATTAAAAATATAAATAATTATACCAATATACATAGGGGGTTATAATTATGACCAGAGAGAATTATACGTATTTAATAGTAAATAAGACTACAGGTTTATTTTATTATGGTTCAAGATATAGTGAAACTGCTAAATTTGCTGATTTGTGGGCTACTTATTTTACATCCAGCAAAACTGTAAATGAGTTAATAGAAAAATATGGTGAAGATGATTTTACTTATGAAATACGAAAAAAGTTTGATTGCCCTATTAAAACACAACTATGGGAAACTAGAGTAATAAAGAAGTTTCTTCATCATGACCGATGTATGAATAAAGCAAACCTTGGCGCTTCAGATCCATATACCAAAGCTTTAGCTGGAGCAAAAACTAGAAAGCAGATTATGTGTGAAAATGGATTAACTATACAAGAAAATTCAAACATTAAAGTAAAGCAGACATATAAAGATAATCCAGATATTGTTAAACAAAGAACAAAGAAAACACAAAATACTATGAATATTATTGGAGAAGATGGTTTAACTGGATATCAGCGAATTGGTGCTAAAAATAGTGGTGATAATAATAGTTCTAAACGGCCAGAAACAAGGCAGAAAATAAAAGAATCTGTAATTAAATGGAAAAAAGAAAATAAAAAAGAATTTTACGAAAATATAGATAAATCTAAAATTGTATATAAAGAAAGGGGTTGTGCTGAAGCACATTCCAAGTGGATGAAAGAAAATAATCCAACTAGGGGTACAATTTGGGTTAATAATGGCAAAGAAAATTTAAGAGTACCATCGCATAATATTCCTAGTGGATATAGCAAAGGCAGAATTAAATTCAAAATAGTTAGAACTGAACATACTTGTCCACACTGTAATTTTACAGGCAGGGGCCCTAACATGAAAAGATACCATTTTGATAAATGTTCTAAATTGAAAAAGTGATAAGGTAAATTGTATAATGAGAAAGAACGAAGTCATTCAGTTGACTGAAATTGAACATGTTTTACAAAGAAGTGGGATGTATTTGGGTGATACCTCACTGAGTAATCACTCTAAATATCATATTAATGGTGCAGGAAAGATCGTAAAAGGTGATATACGATATTGTCCAGCAGTGATTAAATTATTTGACGAGATTATTTCAAACTCAATAGACGAAGCACTAAGGACTGGGTACAAATATGCTAATAAGATTAATATTAATATTAAGGGAAATACGATCAAAGTTGCTGACAATGGTAGAGGTATACCTATCGTCATCGACAAGCAACGAGGAAAAACTCAAGCAGAGATGGCCTTTACTAGTCTCCGTGCTGGTGGCAATTTTATCAATGATTCTTTTGTCAGTATTGGAACTCATGGTCTGGGATCTACTTTAGTAAATATTATGTCAACTGTCTTTAGGGCAGAGACAAATGATGGCAAGAAGAAATTTAATCTTGTATCATCAGATAATATGAGTTCAAGCAAAGTAAAGATCACCAAATCCCGCGGGATGAAGTATTGTGGAACTTCTGTCGAGTTTACTCCTGATTTTACACGATTTGCCAAGACCCTGAATGGATTAGATTCTGTTCATATGGGGCTTATAGAGAAACGATTGTCAGATTTAGCAGTATGTTTTCCTGACATAGCATTCAAATTAAATAATAAAACCATTCGGTTAAAATCATTCAAGAAATATGCTGAGCTATATTCTGATGATGTATTAATACAACAATCAGAAAACTTTAAATTAGCTATATTTCCAGTGGATGAGCCATCGCATGTATCATTTGTCAATGGTATAGATACCTATGAAGGTGGTACACATGTACGAGTAGCTATGAATAAATTAATTGAAGGGATGCTAGTCCACTTCAATAAGCGATTCAAGAAGCTGAAAATAACTCCTGCAGATATTCGTAATCATCTTGGTATCATATTGATATCAGATAAAATCAATAATCCTAAATTTAGAAGTCAGACGAAAGAATATATTAGCAATCCAAGTAGTGAATTCAAGAAATTATTTACTGAACTTGGTAATGCTTCATTTATACGAAAGGTATTGAAGAATGACAATATTATCGACCCTATCATTGAGACTAAGAAACTTAAATCTGAAGCGGCAGAGAGAGTTGCAATTAAACGAGCCCAACGAACTCAAAAGCGAGTTAGGGTTGCTAGTTACATACCAGCCAACTCAAAGCGACCAAAGGATAAGGTCCTGTTTATTACAGAGGGAGCATCAGCAATCGGTCAATTATGTAATGTTAGAGATCCAGCTATACATTCCGGATTTCCACTCAAGGGTAAGGTATTAAACATATCTGGTAAGAAGCCAACAGAGATATTGAAGAACGAAGAGCTGAAGAACTTGATGGCAATCATTGGATTGAATATTGGAGCAGCTCCTATCGGATTAAATATTGGCAAGATCAATATCCTTGCTGATGCTGATTATGATGGTCTATCTATTTGTGGGCTATTGATTAACTTCTTTCATCTATGGCCAGACCTATTTGATGGACGATTGAATATAGTTAAATCGCCCATATTGATAGCGACTAAAGGAAAACAGATAAAACGATTCTATTCATTAGATGATTTTGATCAATCAAAGTATAATGGATGGAATGTAAAATACTTTAAAGGGTTGGGTGGTCTGCCTGAATCTGAATATGAACTGATGATAAATGACCCTATACTTGAAGAGGTTACTCTGGATGAAGATGCTGAGGAATCTTTGAATATTGCATTTGGTAATGATTCACAAAAAAGAAAGGACTGGTTGGCAATATGATTTACTGGGATAAATTAAAACAAGACAATCGTCCAAAGAGACATTGGTGGGCACCTGGCAATTACACAAATAAATGTCATTGCTGTGGCGATGAATTTATTGGAGATAAAAGAGCTGGGATGTGTGCAGATTGTGCATATAAATTACTCGGCGAGCAATTGGAGCTAGATTTTGATGAATAAAACAGTAACATCGTTTATCGACAATGAATACAAATCGTACTCAGAGTACGTCCTGTCAAGTAGGTCAATACCTTCATGTATTGATGGCTTGAAGGTATCACAACGTAAGGTATTATATACTGCTATTAAATCTGCATCTAATAAAAAAATCAAAACTTCTTCATTGGGCGGAAATTGTATATCGCTAGCGAATTATTTGCATGGCCCAGCATCACTAGAATCTGCTATCCCTGCGATGGTTGCAGAGTGGAATAACAATATTCCATTGCTTGATGGTGAGGGTAGCTTTGGCTCTAGATTGATTAATGCTCCTGCTGCTGCAAGATATACATACTCTGGATTATCCAATTCATTTGATAAATATTTTATTGATAATGATTTGTTAGATAATTATCAAACATTGGATGCGGAAGACCCTGTACCCAAACACTATCTACCAGTGATACCTTGGGTTTTAGTGAATCCAATAAAGGGTATAGCAATTGGATATGCTACAGAGATTCAACCAAGAGACCCTAAAATATTAAAGAAACTATGCATTGATTATATCAGTGGAAAGAATATAGATAACAGAAAATGCTTACCTTATTTTAATAATTTCAAGGGTAGTGTATATGAAAACAATGGGAAATATATATGTAGAGGAAAATATGAACATATTTCAAAGACTAAAATTCGTATTACAGAGATACCTGTTGGCATTGAAAGAGAACGGTACATACACATTCTTGATAAGCTGGATGATAATAATGATATTGTATCTTATGTTGATAATTGTAACAAATCAGGTTTCGATTTCACCATAACATTTAAGCGGCACAGGAATATGACTGAGGCTAGAATACTCAAGATGTTCAAATTAGAAAAGACTTTAAATGAGAATTTAACTACCATTGATGAAAATGGCAAATTAAAGTTATTTGATAATGTTATAGAGATTATTAAATATTTCTGTACATGGAGAGTACAACAATACCCTATCAGATATGATTATTATATAAAGCGAGATATGGAACAGCTGGACTTTTTGCAAGATAAGTTATTGTTTATTAATTCAGTCAATAACCATAAGATTGTACTCAAGAATAAAACATCAGCAGATATACGTAGCCAGGCATTGGCTATCTCGATTAAGAGGAAATATATCACAGACCTGATGAATCTTAGAATATCGTCATTCTCAAAGGAATCAGTAGATAAACTAAAGCTTGACATAAAAAATATTATGAAAGACTTAAAACTTTGGGCATCTGCTAATTATATTTTTCAATTTACAGAGGATTTAAAACGTGTATGAAGTTTGAAAAATCAAATAAGTTATACCATGTAGCATTTATAGTGTGTATGTTCTTTACAGGGCTCACTCAATATGATACAATAGGAGAATATATTGCAGAACCAAATGAAGATACTATAATAGTACAACAATTTCATTTTGGTAAGAATTGGGTTAGTTTTTATTATTCAATGACTGGCTACTCACATGCAAAGGCAATATGGGTAAGAGTTAATGGTGGGCTACGAAGAAACGCAATGGTTAAAACATTTTCTGATTTTACTGTATATTCTGTATATTCTACAGATGTAATTGAATTGCAATTAGTAGATAAAGATAGTAAAACTATTATTAGAAAAATTATACATGACGGGAGAATAAAATGACTACAATTTATTTATTACTACTATCGGGCATCAGTATTGGTTTTACTGCTGGATTGATATATGCTCACACTGTAAGAAAGAAGGTAAAGGTCCAAATATGACCAGATACCATTTTGATAATTGTAAATTAAAGGAAAATATATAATGATAATTCTGGACTACTCTGGTCTCGTATTCGGTGCTATCCATACAGATTTAAAAAACTCGGATGATATTAACGAAAACTTTATTCGTCATTTGATATTAAATCGTATCCGCATGTTCAATAAGAAGTACCGAGACGAATATGGCGAAATGGTTATTACTCTTGATTGTACTCATGGTAAGGGCAATAGTAATTGGAGATATGATTACTTCAAGCACTATAAGCATAAACGTAAAGTCAAGAGAGAAGAGTCTAAAATTGACTGGGGTAAGATATTTTCTATTGTTGGTAATATCACCCAAGAGTTGAAACAATATTTCCCATATAGAATATTAGAAGTCCCACGATGTGAAGCTGATGATATAATTGGATGGCTCTGTGAGAATAAAGATATGCACGAGCCCGTAATGATCGTATCCGGCGATAAAGACTTTCGTCAACTCCAGAGATACCCAGGCGTGAAACAATTCTCACCGATCATCAAAAAGCAATTGGTTGAAAAATATCCACTAGAGTATATCAAAGAGCATACTATCCGTGGCGATAAGAGCGATGGTGTACCAAATGTGCTATCTGTTGAAGATGCTTTTACAATAGATGGCTATCGACAAAAGGCTATAACTAAAAAACTATTAGCAGACTGGATGCCCAAGCCATTGGCTCTTATAACCCAGGGTGATGCTGTATTAGCTGAAAGATTTGAAACTAATAAGCAGATGATTGACTTATCTCTTTTGCCGCATAAATATAAAGAGAAGATACGAGAAGCAGCAGAAGCTCCAATCAGAGCAAAAGCAAATAGACTATACTCGTACTTTATGAAAAATAAAATGAAAATACTATTAGATAGTATTGATGATTTCTTTGGAGTGAAATGAAATGGTAAATTATAAAAACAAATATGTATCTGAGTTGATTCAGTTATTAAAGGATACACCCGGCAGAAAGGATAAAATTGTTATATTGGAGGATGCCATGGCTACGAATGTTGCTTTTCTTAAAGCAATTGAGTATACATATAATCCATACAATAATTATTATATCAGTTCAGTAGATAGTATTAAAGAAGTAATAAACTTAAAAATACATAAGGTGGGCTACAGAGATATTAGCATCATCTGGCCAATATTGGATAATCTGAACAGCAAGGGTTCTGCAAATAATCAGGATAAGAAAACTCTCGGTATTGAGTTAGAGAAGCTCAATGCATCCGAAGCAAATGTTATCGACATGATTCTAAAACGATCACTCGATTGCGGAGTATCAGTATCATCTATCAATAAAGCGAGACCAGGTACTATTCCTGAGTTTAAAGTATTACTCTGTGAAAAGATGAGCGAAAAAGCTCTGAGCAATATTGACTATCCTGCATATGCACAAGTCAAAATGGATGGCATGAGAGCCATTGTATTCATCGAAGGCTCTAAGGTTGTTTTACGGACACGTAGTGGTAAAGATATAGAAACACATGGAAAATTTGAAAAGAGCTTGGGCAAAATATTAGGTACTAACTCTAAAGTCGCTATAGATGGCGAGCTACTTGTATTGAAAAAAGATCAACTTGGTTATGAGAATCGCAGAACCGGCAATGGTATCTGTAATAAAGCAGTAAGAGGAACTATTACTCCTGAAGATGCAGATAGACTAGTGTTTGTTGCATGGGACATGGTTAGTATTTCTTCATTCTGGGCAGGTTATTCTACTATACCATATACTAATAGATTTAAAACTCTAATTAAATTATTTGATACTTCAGATATGATTAGAATAGTAGAAGGTATTCAAGTTGATAACTTCTATCAAACTGAACAATATTATCATAAGCAAATTGCTAATGGTCAAGAGGGTATCATTCTAAAGAATGCTAATGCAGAATACCAAGCTAAACGAACTAAAGACTGCATTAAAATGAAAGTAGAGAATACTGCTGAACTGAGGATTAAAGCAGTCATTGAAGGGACGGGTAAGTACAGAAAAAAGCTTGGCAGTTTTATTTGCGAATCAGAGGATGGGCACTTAGAATGCGCCGTCGGTACTGGCTTTGACGATGAACAACGCGATTTATATTTTTCAGATAACATGATTGGCCAGATTGTTGAAATTAAATATAATGAAATAATAGCAAATAAAACTGATGATACTATTAAATCGCTTTTTCTTCCTGTGTTCATTGAAATGAGAAACGATAAGGCTATCGCTAATAAGCTTGAGGAATTAGCATGAATAAAGATGAATTTGAAAATAGATTACTTAATGCAATTAATGATAAAAAACAACCAATCTACAAATACATTAATATCAAACAAGACCAAAGTGGTTGGTCATTATTAATGTTGACTATTTGGTTTGTATTATTCTGGAACTTTAGTGATAACCGATATGATTTATATGATGCTATAATGAAATATTTACTTGGGTGATACTTACACACCATTGAAACATTTTGTTACATTTATACCTTTACAATAGCTGCAATATTTGATATAATGTATATAGAGATTGAGAAAGGAGTTTATTGTGAAAGATAAAACAAAAGAATCACTCTGGTTTGATGTGGCAATGTCATTTTTCGCTGGGGTTTTAATTACACTTTTATATTTAGGATACTAACATGGGCGATTATGATGATGTCTGTACAAATAGCTATATCTGTGAATGCTTCGATGATAAAGATGCACGACCCGATGGTAGGAAGCGTGGCTCTATGCATGGCGAAGTAAAGATATATACCAAAAAAGAAATTGAACGATTTGAACTCGATAGAGCGGATGGATTAATATGAGAACAGTATTTGAGCAAGTTGAAGAATTTAATCGTGAGGTGCTTAGTATTGCTAAGCGGTCTCATGGTGCAGCACCTGAATCTGAAATTGATTTATCAAAGATTCAGTTAAATGAAGAAATTGGTGAGTTCCTTGATGCATGGAAAGAGAATGATGTTGGTGAAATGGCTGATGCCATGGTAGACCTTATCTATTTTGCATGCGGAGTCGCATATAAGCAAGGTGTAGGTCATGAAGCAATGAGTGAACTATTCAATCGTGTACATGATGCGAACATGAAGAAAGCTGCAGGTAAGAAAGAAGGCAGAGGATATGATGGTGATGCAGTTGATGCAGCAAAGCCTAAAGACTGGGTAGCCCCAGATGCTGATAAAATCATCAAACGATATGACTTCGAGCAAGTTGAAGTATTAGTTATTAAAGACATTGGTGATTTTACTGCTGGCGAAATACTACACTGTGCAAGATATTATGACGATGGTAGGTATATGATGTTAACTGATTATAATATCTATATTAATGAAGATGTTCATGTATGGCAACCTGATGATTTCCTTGGGCATTATGTACTCAATGATTCTGATTATTTTAGGATAAATAATGACTCTGAACATTTCAGATTATGATAGAGAAGCATTGGATTATTCTGGTGAAGGAATACCCAATGCTCCTGGTATATGGAATAACCTTAAATCAAATCATCTGGAGATATGGTACCTAGATAATGATGATACTATGACTCTAGCCCTGTCTAGTGACCTTGAGTTGCCTCCTGAAATATTACGGGATGCATTATTGGATATGATATCCATATATGGTGGGCAGAAAATAATCAATCCAGATATTACAATCCATTAACATTTTGTTACATTTATATGGTAGACAGAGTAGCCTAGATTTGATATAATGTATATATAAATGATTGAGAGGTTAATATGACATATGATGATTTTGACGACTTCTGTGATGGTTGTTGCGATAAAGGTGCAATGACCTTCCTTGAAGAAATCACTGAAGGGCCAGAGAAGTTCTGGCGAGATAGAGTATACGCTACATCCAAAGCAAAAGATGTTTTATTTGGAATGTGGAGCAATTCAAGTCTAAACGGGACAGTTTATTCTAAACCAATGAAAGGATTTTCAGTATCCCGCAGGAAGTTTAAAGAGATATGAGTTCACAAATTGGATTTGAATTTGAGTTTAATACTGATTTATCTGATTATAAATTAAAGAAGCTATTTAATGAAGAATTAGGTATAGTATTTAAACGAAATGAGTGGAGAATCGTAGATGATTTTTCAGTTTCCCCAAAAGAATTACGTGGCTGGACTGGGCGAGAACTAATCAGCCCACCATTGACAATCAGTAATGGAAAAAGATTGCTTAAAAGAATATTGAAGATACTTCAACGAGATAATTTTGAAATCAATAATACATGTGGGCTTCATGTCAATATGGATATTGGAGAACGTACTGAACGTATAGACCATCTGTCACTAATAATGTTGATGGATGAAGGACATATACTAAAACGTTATAAGAGATTACGGAACGATTATTGCACACCATATATACCACAAATTAAGAAGTTGAAAAGACGATTCAAAAAACTGAGAACTACTCAGGTTAATTTAAGAGAGTATATCAATGAACGATTGAATGTTGATCCTGCGTATATTAAAAATGCAGAAAGGGTATATAAGAAACATGCTATCAATTTCACTAAGTTGGAATGTAGCAACCCCTATATTGAGTTCAGGATGATGGGTGGAAAGGATTATTGTAATAGAGTAGATGAAATACTCAAAGATGTTGCTCATTGTTGTAAAGCAATGAGATTAGCTATCAATAAAAAGGCTGAGCCAATTATAGATTTGCAACTAGCAGCATTATAAATATGGGTATAAACGGAGATAATTTCCATGGCTAAGATGTATAGTATTGATTACAAAGTAGATAGAGCTGGAATGATCAAAAATGTCCACCTTGCAGCTGAATCAAAAAGTCAAGCAAAGAGAAAACTAATTCAATTGGATGTATGCAATTTGATAGATGTTGTATCAATAAAGAAACTCCAACTAACCTGCAAGCTAAAATAAGTAGCACAGCTTGCTACTAAATAAGAAAAGGAAATTGAAGAATGAGTAAGTACGATGTACAACTATTTAAAATGACATCTGGTGAAGAGTTTATAGCTCAGGTGACTGATACTACTAAGACTACTATTACATTTTCACATCCGGTACAAACGATGCATACTGAAGATGGCAAGATGCAATTTGTACCATGGGTGCCCATGAGTAAGGAACAAACTAATTTCAAAATCAATCATCAGCATATTATGTTTCTTCGAAATGTGCCAGAGGCTTTATCTTCAGCACACAAAGAAAATTTTGGGTCACGTATCCAAGTTCCTAATAGTAATATAATTGTATAAATTAACAACAACATGGAGAATGTTAAATGCAACTAACACATAAGCTTAAAAATGATAATCGCCACTGCTATATTATTGAAAAACATTCAATAGGTTCAGGTGAGTATGCTGAGATTGTATTACCATATACAAAGGCAGAGCAATTGTCATCTGGCAAACCAAAGGGCTTCCATATACAGACTGTAAGGGTATCTAATCTGGAAGAAGTCAAAATAGGCAATGGGTATGAAAGTTAAATTAGGGAAATATCCTGATTATAATGAGGAAACTCAAATTGAGCCAGAGCGGGAGATTGAGGTTAAGATTGATAAGTGGGATGTATGGAATCTTGACCATACTCTCGCTCTAATCATTGCTCCTTCTTTAAAGCTTCTAAAGAAACAGAAGCATGGTGCACCCTGTGTTGATAATAAGGATGTACCAAAGAAGCTGAGAATGTCCAAGAAAGCCAAGAAGAAATACAATACTGATGGCTCGACTGACAAGAAGTTCTTCAAGAGATATGATTATGTACTTGATGAAATGATTTGGGCATTTGAACAACATGCCAGTGCTGATGATGAAGAGCAATTTCATACTGGTGAACATGATATGTTGTGGATACCTGTTGATGCAGAAGGTGACGAGGTTCCAGAAGATAAGGTCGATGACTTTCAGATGTATAGGATGACACTTGGCCCGAATGATACTCATGTATTTGATAAAAAGGGCCATGCAGCACATTGGAAACGTAAAGAGAATGGCTTGAGGCTTTTCGCGAAATATTATTTTAGTCTACAGGATTAATTATGAAATTATTTAATGTACGTAAAGACGGGAAGAACAACTTCTTCTCGAACAAGGCGGAAGCAAAAGCTTCCAGAGGCGAAGCAGGACATGGTGTCGTTGTTTCACGTGGCCCAGACCACATGGGTGTCCATGGCACACCTGGTCGTAAACCATGGCGTGGGGTATCAGCATGATACTTCAAATCAGAGGAACCTCAGGTTCTGGTAAGACTACAATGGCCCGTTGGTTCTTAGAACAATGTACTGATGTACAACATATAATGAATCCAGAGAAGCCTAGGTCAAAGAAGCCATTATTAAATATATGTACATATAAGGGAGTTAAGGTAGCTCTGCTTGGTTCTTATGAATCAAAGTATGGTGGGACTGATACTATATCAACCCAAAAGCAGATATGTGATTTGATTGAACAATATGACAATGACGGGTATCATGTACTCTTTGAGGGTCTAATGGAATCAGGGAACTATGAGAGATACATAGGTAGAGCAAGATTAGCTCCTGAGAACTGGTGCTTCTTCATGCTTACTACTACCCTTGAGGAATGTTTAGAACATGTCCGCATCAGACAGAGGGCTGCTGGCAAGGATGGCATACTGAAAGAGTCATTGATTAAGAATCTATCAGGTAGATGGCACTCAGTCAATAAGGTTCGTGATAAGATAATCGCTGAGCCACTCAATATTCAATACGAAGATGTCCCATTAGTAGACAGAATGGAAATTTTTGAGGAATTATTAGATAGGTATTATGATATATAATGGCACACCACAAATATAAAAAACCAAGACATGGCCGGGCTTCATGCAAACTATGTAAGCCCAATAAGTCTGATTGGATGAATGAAGATAAAGAAGTTGGTAATAATGGCTTCGGCAAGATACGAGACAATATACATACACTTGATGATTTGCTTGAGTGGAATAATTGTTGTAAGGATAAATAACAAACTATTAACAGAGAGAATATATTATGACAGCTAGCAAAATTAAACTAATCATTGAAGGTAATGAATATACGTGGGAAGAGGCTAAGATGCTTTGGCTCGATTTGAATGAGATATTTGGTGATAGTAAAACAACACCATTTGTTCCATATGCTCCACCTATTACATATCCATCAATACCCACTCCACCTTGGAGTGATGGAACGGATAATACCCAGTGGACAACTTCTAGTGAATATAATATGGGCTCCGTTAACATAACTGATTTCAATAAAGGATAATATTATGACTTATGATAGATTCAAACACGAAGAAGCAATTATGGATTGTTGGAATATATTAGAGGATGTTAATACTGTATTCATGGGCGCAGTTGATTGTGATTATGATGAAGATACTATTGCTAATGCTCTATTGGGTATAAATGCTTTATATAAAATGAAGTTTGATGTATTATGGAGACACTTTGAGGCTTCAGTAGCACATGGTCATAAATTAGAAACTAAAGATATACAAATAGAACCCATATTTCAATTCGATGAAACAGAATTATAATTCATTAACATTTTGTTACATTTATAACCTTTACAATATGCCGTATATATGAGATAATGTACATAGAGATTGAGAGAGATTATAAAATGATTACAGAGATATTAGGATTTACGGCACTGGCCATATTATTGGTTTCCCTGTCAGTAGATGATATAAAGAAACTGAGATATTTAGGAATATTGGCAGCTGCCCTATTCTTGATTCAAGCTTCAATGTTAGAATCACTCAGCCTGATTGCTTCTAATTTGAGTATCATAACGATACATGCTTGGAAGATATTCACTTTTCCAAAAGAGGAAATGGTAACTGCATGAAGTTAAGAATTATTAGTGACATCCACCTTGAATTTGGTGGTTTTAAATTACCCTGGCTAGCGACAGACGAAGACTCTGTTCTTGTATTAGCTGGGGATATCGCATTAGGCTCAGATGCCGCTGATTGGATAGAGTATAATGCTAACCGATTTCGCCATGTCATATATGTGCTTGGTAATCATGAGTATTACAATCAGCATATGGAAGAAGTCCAAGAATATTGGGCTAATCATGAGATTGAGAATTTGACTGTATTGGAGAATGCTACCAAAGTTATCGACGATGTTCGATTTATCGGTGGTACTCTATGGACAGATTTTAATGCAAACGATTGGTTTGCATGCCAGACTGCAAAGAGCAGCATGAACGATTTCCGCAGAGTTGGATACAAGGGCAAGAGATTAGTACCCACAGATACATCTAAGTTCCATGCTGAGACTAAGGCATATATAATCAATGAACTCAAAGATGGCTTTGATGGTAAGACCGTAGTGGTCACTCATCATCTGCCACATATGGAATGTGTTGACCCAATATATAAGAATAGTCCATTAAATCCTGCATTTGTCAGTGATCTATCTGAGCTATTTGATGAAGAAATGGACATATGGATACATGGCCACACACATTCAATCGTCGACATGGATATCAACGGAACGAGAGTAATATGTAATCCCCGTGGCTATGCTGGCTACGAGAGTAATAACAATGACCATAACCCAACAATGGTAGTGGGAGTATGAGGAGCAAATGAAAGACTTAGGTGACTTTGCAAAACAATACATAGCAACACTGGAGAAGGGTGATGGATAATTACTATGTACATGACCTTCATCATACACTTCCTCCGCAGCAAAGAGTGTATCTAGCTTCTGAGGCTGATGCTGAAATAGCAGAGTTGAAGGCTAATAGTGCATCCAATGATATCCAAATAAAGGCACATTGGTCTTTATTGAAAGATAAAGAGGATGAAATAGCAGAGTTGAAGGCAAATCTACACGAAACAATAGAGTTGCTACATGGCAGTCAAGCAGATGCTATTCGGGAGATGTTTAAGCACTGTGGAGCGTGGGCAGTGCTAAAAGATGGCACTAAGGAATTAATAGATTTGGATGTGGATGCTTGTGTAGCTCACGCAGACAAACTGGAGAGAGGGTAGTGAGTAAAGTATTGATGGTGTCTTGAAATAATAGAAATTATAAATATTAGTGAATCGTAAGAAAGAGTGCGGAAACACTCAATCTTACTAAACATTCAACAATCATAAGAGGATTGATCAAATGTCTACTAATATTTATTC